GAAGATTGAGCCCAATTTAAATCTTAAGGGTGTTAAGCGCAATCCGGAAGCTCAGGTCATTGATTATAATAAGACACTTAAAATGATGTCTAAGAGACAGTCAAACACTGTGAAAGCTGTTGAGGTCAAAGGTCCTGTGGTTGTTCAAAAAGTTGACAGCATCGAAGATCTGATAAATAGAACCATTGATCAGAGGATGGCTACTCATATCAATAAACTTAAAAAAAGCGCTGATATCGAGTCAAAGATAGTTACTGAAATGATTAAGGCGAGTCATTCTAAAGAGATTAAGAGTCTAAGGAATGATATGAATACAGCACTAGAAGAGTTTGAAAATGATGTTCTAGCCGACATTAAGCGCGTTAATCAAAAAGTTGACCTCATGAAAAACAATAATTTTCTTCATGTGATGGTTAACGATATGAGAGAAGAGTTAATGAATGCCAATGAACAAGTTGAGTCTCTCGTTGATCAACTCTCACAACTAAGAGAGGTACATCACCACCTACAGAATCAACTAGCTGGGTACCTACAAAGTCAACTAGAAATCTCAGCTAAAACTAATGATACGATTAGAGTTGTTAGAAAGCTAATTGAAGATGTTGGCGGTGATGTTAATGATTACACCAAACTAGATGATGAAGACTTATCTGATGAGTAACAATTGGGGATCTCAGCATCTAACGGATTCAGACTTAAAGCGAATTAGCGATAAGTTCCAACGGATGAATATTGCTTTAGATAAAGCCAATAATAAAACACTCTCAAAAACTGCTGCAGCTGCTCGAGCTCTTCCAAGTGATGAGCCTGTTGTTATTGATGAGCCTGTTGTTATTGATGAGCCTGTTGTTATTGATGAGCCTGTTGTTATTGCTGATAAGCATGGTGAGATTCATGATGAGTTAGTTGTTGATCAGAATCCTAAATACATACCTGATGTATATGAGCCACCACCAAAACTGAATTATAATCCTGATGAGATTCTGACTATATTTAAAAATCAGGACCTTCAAACCGGTGGACGGTGGGTGGATGTTGAAAGAAGACCAGGAGAGATTTTGGCGCTTTATGATGCACATGCAAAATGGCGATACTCTCATCCCATAACTGAATATTGGAATAAGGATCTAATTAAACGAGAGCCGTTTATCTTAGGTCAAATCAAGAGCTAATATAATGAACGAACCGGACGAGGCCACGCGCACACGCGAATACTCAAATCATTATGAAGCCATCCGCTCTCGTATTCTCAGAGCTAACGAGACACCCGAGCAGCGCAAAGCCCGAGTTGATGAGCTGGCGTTACGGTATCGATCTGAGCGAGCAAACGAGACTCCTGCAGAACGCGAAGAGCGCCTGATGATTCGCCGTCTCAAGACTAAATTGAGGTTAGCTAATGAGACACCCGAGCAACGAGAGAAGCGCTTAGATTATAAAAATCGATATGCCAGGAGGTGTCGAGCTAATGAGACACCCGAGCAAAGAGAAAAGCGTTGCGCAGCTGTTAGAGCTAGGCAGAGAGAAAAGCGAGCTCGAGAGACAGCAGAACAACGAAGAGCAAGATGTGATCGTAAGAATCTAAAAGATCGTTTACGCAGAGCAAACGAGACTGTCGAAGAGCGAGACGCTAGGCGAGCTAAACAACGTGAATACGCTAGGAAAACATACGCTAGGAAGAAGGAGGAGGAAGGATGAAAGAACTCTCGATGTCATACTATGCAATCATGCAACGACTAGCAAGAGAACGCGAGACTCCTGAGCAGCGAGAAAAGAGAAGATCTCGTCAACGTGAATACGCTCGACAAGCTAAAGCCAAAGAGACACCTGAAGAGCATCAAGCTCGTTTAGAGCGCAGAAGGCAACGCAGGAAAAACGCTTCACCTGAAGACAAAGAAAAACGCCGGCGCTACAATCGAGAGTATAAACGTAAACGAATCGCCAATGAGACACCTGAGCAACGAGAACAACGACTAATGAGATATCGATTAAGTTATCAACGATACAGAGCGAAGAAGAACAGCCAGTGACGTACTCAAATAATTATCATGCGATACTAGACAGAATCAGACGAGAAGCAGAGACACCAGAGCAACATCGAGCACGTCTAGACAGACAAGCTATCAATCGTAAAACGCGACTTGCTAAAGAGACTCCTGAGCAGAAGCGGGCGCGTCTAGATCGTGATAGCATGAATCGTAGAGCACGTCTTAACAGACAGACTCCTGAGCAGAGGCGAGCACGTCTAGATCGTGATAATCTGAATCGTAGATTGAGACTAGACAGAAAGAGAGCTGAAGATGAAGACACCAAACGATGAACGCCGCGTGAACAGGGCTATCAATATACTAGAGGAACTTGAAGAGATGCTAAGACTAGATGACTCTGATCCTCTCTGTGGCCAATCTAAAGCGCTGTATGATACTGTTGTGCGAACTCTTGCAGAAGCAAGGGCAGAACATGAGAGGGCTAAAAAGCATGACTTTCGACAGCTTACGAATGAAAGCGAATCGATCTCAGGAGACGACTGAGCAACGAGAGCAACGACTGAAATATCAACGCGACTATGAGAAGCGCAAACGCGAAAACGAGACAGCAGAGCAGAGATGTGATCGACTGACTCGGCTCAGAACATCGATGAGAAAACATCGAAATGGGCAATAAACAAAAGACGGATGGGCATAGAGAAGAGCTGCTCAATAATCTTAGAGACGGTCTAACTATTGAGGCGGCCTGTGCTCAAGCTGGCATTGGCAAAACCACATATTACGACTGGTTAAAGAAAAGCGGGACCGATGGAGAATGGACCCTAGAAGTCGAAGCGGCCATCACACTCTCCGAGGCCATCATCATTCAAAAGATCAAACAGACTACAGCGTTAAAAGAAGACTGGCGTGGTTGGGCATGGTTACTAGAAAGACGCTTTCCTCAGCGTTGGGGCGCTAAAAGAGAGGTCGAAGTTAACGTAAATAATCCTCATCAAAAGTCAGATGAGATGTTTGCATTGATGGTCGAGCAATCAAACCAAGCATACTCAAGCCGACTAGGAGAGAGAGAGGTAAACGATGAATATCAGAGTGAAGTTGAAACGGTCATGGACAGTGATTCCGAGTCGTGAACGCATCTATTACAGAGTGTTAGGCACATATCATAAGCTATGTGAGCAAGACGTGAGTAACGAGTGGACTGTCTGCTATGTAGATAGTCTAGATGTACCTTTGAAAACTCGCGTGGATGTAATTGAGATAGACATCAATGCAGTCAAAAAGATTAGTCAGTACGAAGTGACAAGTGAAGGACTGATACCTTGTCATTAAGTTTGAACCCTCTTCAGCAAGACATTCTTGGTGCTATTAGACGAGAAGAAAGGATCATCGCGGCTCGATGCGGGTGGGGATCCGGCAAGACTTCAGCGCTGGTCTTTTCGATTCTCTTCATCTCGAAGTGGAGAGCGGGCAGGAGCTCGCTACTAGTCACAGACACGAACCCAAGATATAACTCAGTGCTATTACCTGAAATGGAGAAATGGTTGTCTCCTCTTGGATGGACATACAACCACACTCTCAGACAATGGACTGACTCACAAACTGGCTCAACGGTCTGGTGTCGATCTTACTATCGGCCTGGCACACGCGATGCAACTCACAATCCCCTCGAGGGTTTGAATGTGACGAGCGGCGTTTGTCTCATTGATGAATGTCAGACACTATCATCAGAAGTAGCTCATAAAGCTTTAGGACGATTAAGAGCAGGACCAACACCCATCATGATTCTCGTTGGCCTACCTGTTAGCGGTGCATGGTGGGTAGAGATGGCAGAGACTGCTCAATGTCAACCCATGCTCTACACTAGCTATGTGAACGAAGCTAATCTTAGCGCTGAGTGGTTTGAGGCAACTAAGCTTTTACCCAAAGCTGAGCGTGACGCTATGGTCCTCAATAAGCCTCGACCACCCACCGGCTTAATCTACTCAGAGTTTAATGAGGAGCTCCATGTAATAGATGGGTGGGAGTATAAGCCCACCATGTCAGGACGTATTGCAATAGACTGGGGATTCCGAAAGCCATCAGTATTGATCATTGCTCATGATGATGAGCTGGGTGCTGATGTGATCTGTGCAGAATTGAACCCCCATGAAGTGACAGTTGATGAGCTCGCTAGATTGATACTCATGATAGCGTGGCCTCGAGCGCTGAAGAGCTCAGCACCTAGTGATAGAATTTGGCTTGACTATGGAGTTGCAGACAAGGCCGGTCGAGCGCGGAATGATCAGACAGGTAGATCAGCATTTAAGGCAATGCGAGCACCACCACCTCGAGGCCTAGGTATGCCGCTTAGATCTAATACTGATCCCATCAGGACTGATGTGTTGAATGGGATTCAGAGACTTAAGCGTTGTTTTGGGAGAGGTCAGTATCTAGTAACACGCGATGTGTGGATGAAGGGTGAACGCGCTACAGGTAACAGCTTGAGAAAGGCTGTCTACTCTTATGGTTGGGATAATAAAGAGCAGCCTAAAAAAGATGGTCGAGAGGATCCTCTTGACGCGCTACGATATGACTGCATAACGTGGAATTGGTCTGACACCTTGGTTGATCAGAGATCATACACATCGAGAGCGCCACTAAGCCGAAAGGTACAAGTAGGCGGTAAAGGGGGACGGTTTTGAATATCTATGAAGGTCAAGGATATGTGACACTCATTAATCACATGGGTCACGATCACACGCCAGCACTAGCAGCTCGAGTCTCATTTGCTAACATTGATTACTCTTCAGAGATGTCTGAGCGTGATACTAAGCTAATTCACTATCTAGCTAAACATCAGCACACATCACCATTCGAGCATCAACAGGCTACATTTATTATTGATTGTCCGATCTATGTAGCTCGACAGATAATGCGACATCGTACATTTAGTTTTAATGAAGTTAGCCGGCGTTATACATCTGAAGCACTAGACTTCCATCTCCCTTCATCGTTACGAGCTCAAGCAGATAAAAATCTACAATGCTCGACTAATGAAACAGTTAAGCGCTCAGAGGAGCTACTCGAACTCATCGAACATCATCAAGAGCTATCACACTCAATGTATGAAGAGTTGCTTTCATCTGGAGTATCTAGAGAGCAAGCGCGGGCTGTGTTGCCTCTGAGTCTGACAACAACATTTTGGATGTCAGGTAACTTGCTCAACTTCTCAAAGTTTTTGAAGCTTCGACTGAGTGAACATTCACAGCATGAGACGAGAGAAGTGGCTGAGGCTATACTCTCAGAGCTTAGCTACATTTGGCCGGTCAGCATGTCTGCTCTACTGAAGACAACGATCATTTCAAATGAAACACATTGAACTCAGAATCAATCAAGCAAAGCTATTAGCATCATGCTCACCATGCCCACGCGGCCAAGTTGGCGCTGTCATCTTCGAGCCTTTATCGTGGGCAGTAGTCGCTGATGGGTATAATGGACCTCCTCGAGGAGGATCTAAACTGTGTCAGTCTAATCACTCATGCTCACGAATCGACCTCAAAATCATCAGTGGTCAACGTGTTGAGATCGGATGTCATCATGCAGAGTCCAACGCTATAGTAAACGCATCAAGGAGAGGTGCATCAACACTAGATTGCT